ACCGGTACACCAATGACATCAAGACCTATGAATTTTTATAACCTTTTAAAAATTGTTAATTCACCGGTTACATTAAATTGGCAACATTATGTTAAAAGATATTGTAAAGGTTATCAATTTACAGTAAAAGATAAAAAAGTTTGGAATACAAGTGGTGCATCTAATTTAGATGAATTAAGGGAATTAACAAAAAACTTAATGCATCGGAAATTAAAGACCGAAATTTTAGATTTACCTGAAAAAATAATTACCCCAATTTATATTGAATTAAAAAGTTCAATGTATAATGAAGAAATTGAGGAATTTATTAAAATAACAGAAAAAGATAAAAGAAAAGATAAATTAACAATTGATATAACCACATTAATGCGTGTTAGACAGCTTATCGCATATGAAAAAATACCATATACATGTGAATTAATAGATAAATGTATTGAACAAGGAAAAAAGGTTGTTATTTTAACAAACTTTACAATTGTTCTTGATATGTTACATGAAAAATATAAAAAGAATTCGGTAGTATTAGATGGTAGAATGTCAAGTACAAAAAAACAAGAATCAGTTGATAAATTCCAAGATGATGATAAGATAAAGGTTTTTATTGGTAATATTGTTGCAGCAGGTGTGGGTATAACATTAACAGCAGGTGAGGTTGTTATTATGAATGACCTTTCTTTTGTTCCGGCACATCATGCACAAGGTGAGGATAGATGTTTTAGAATTGGCCAAAAGAAAAGTGTTTCAATTTTATATCCAATTTTTGAAAATACAATAGAAATGATTGTATATAATATTTTGGACAAGAAAAAGAATATAATTGATGAAGTAATGGGGGATGGTGAATATTCGGAATCATTTACAACTGATTTAGTAAAAGAACTTAAAGAAAATTTAAAATTATAATGAAAAATATAATTGAAAAATGGGAAAGTGTTGGTTTTTTAAAAAATGTTAAAAATAAAAATAATGTCGTAATTGCATTAGAATATAGTTGTAATAAATTATTTGGTGAACGATATAGGGGGTTATTTGAATCGATTATTATACCAATTATTATAAATGTTATTGATAAACAGGAATACAACCAAAATAAAAATAATATTATGTTAAAAGTGGATAATATTTTTAATGATTTATATAAATTATTAAATTCATGAAAAAATTTCTTTTATTAAAAGAACAATTATCAATAGAAGAAAAAGTTCGACGTGTTGAACATTTTGCAAGAAAAACGTCATTAAAAAGTTGTATGTTATATAGTTGTGATGAACAAACCGAATATGGTATTAGACCACCAATTTACCCAATAAATTTTATTATAGAAAAAAATATGTATATATCAGAATGAAAAAATTCCATTTATTAAAAGCTAAAGAAAATCCATATAAAATGGATACTATATCATTTTATGAAAACTATTATGCCGGTATCACCCCTATAAATTCATTTAGGAAACTAAATATAAATAAAACAAAACACAATAAATATTTAATAGATTCGTTATATTCAGAAAAATATACTTTTAAAAAAGACCATATATGTAATGATTATATTGACGCATTTACATATGCTTTGATGAGTGAACAAAAACGCATTATTGGAATAGACCCCATATAAATTTTTTATTTGTTATATGTGATATTTATAAACATGTCAACAATTATAACAGAAGAAGAAAAAGAAAAATTATTTACCCAAGTATATCATTTATTGGGAGCACCGGTTAGAGGTATAGAACTTACCGAAGAACAAATGGAAACATTTTTAGAACTTGCCCTATCTGAATATGAAGAACATGTGTCTAATTGGTTAATTGAATCACAATGGTCATCTTTGGCCGGTCTTGATGTTGATACAGCATCATTAACAAGAGCATTTACAACACGAAGTCTTGATTATGAAACACAATTCACTTATGCTTATTCAAAAATTGTTGGTTTACAAGCAGGTGGTGATTCTGTTTTGAAAAAAGATTTTATTTCATTGACCGGTGGAACACAAACATATGTTATTCCTGCCGGTAGAGAAATAAATGAATTATTATGGTTTACACGTGCCGAACTTACTGATACCTTATATGACCCATTTATGGGTAGTTTTGGTGGAGGTGGTAATGGTGGTGGTTATGCACAATTCGGTGGTGCATCAGGTTCATATTTTATGATGCCGGCTTTTGATTTATTATTAAGAATGGCAGATAGGTCATTGAAAAATAGAATTATTGGTGGTGAACTAACTTATAGAATAACAGCAGGACCAGGTGGAACAAAAATTGTACATTTACATAATGTACCAGGTGGTAAATTTGATTTTGGTTCAATAGGTAGAAACAATTATAATGTTTGGTATTGGTATTATGACACAACAAACATTGATAGGGATGAATGTTTAGAAAAAAATAAAGATATTATTAAATTACCATCCGATATTGAAACAGAAAGTTTAACATGGGAAGGATTAAATAAACCGGCCAAGAATTGGGTTAGAAAATTTTTAATTGCTTATTCGAAAGAAGGTTTGGGTCGTGTTTGGGGTAAATTTAGTGGTGATTTAAAAATACCTGAAGGTGAACTTAAATTAGATTATGCTTCGTTGTTAACCGAAGGTAAAGATGAAAAATCTAAATTACTTGAGGAACTTACACAACGATTAGAACGTCTAAGACCTGAAAAAATATTGGAAAGAAAAGCAAATGAAGCCGAAAATTTAAATAGGTCACTTAAATTTAGAGCGGCTCCGGCTCCTTTTATTATAATCTAATTTCATTAATAATTTTAATTTTCTTATATTTTTTTCTTCAGATAATCTATCTACTTTTAAAATTCTTGAAGGTAAACAAATAACTGTTGTGGATATATTTAATGTTATTTTAGGAATCTCATTTTTTGTTTTTAATAAAGGAAATTTTTTCATATTTTAAACAATATTAGCAAATCCATCAGTTATTATGTAATGTGATTTACAACCGTTAAGCTGTTGTAAAGATGGTGTTACAGTAACTTTACCGTTATTTGGATATACCGACCATTCACCTTCCTTTATTGGAATGTATGTCTTTTGCCCACATCCACAACAACATAAGTGACCTAAACCTTTATATTCTTTTGAATAATATAATATACCATATTCCATTTCATTTGGGATGTATTCACCCTCTTTAATTTCAATTAGTTGAACAGGCACTTTTTTAATTGTTTTCATATTATCTTCTATATAAATACTCTTCTTATAGTGGGAAGAAAAACACCACCAAAATCTATATTGTAATGCTTTTTTTCTTTTAATAATGGAAATTTAACCATTTGTTTTTTCTTCAGTAATTTATTATTCGTTACTGTAATATTAACGGTTATCGATTCCGGTCTATTATATTGATAATTTATATAGTGTATCATACCACTTGGTAGTTCCATAGGTTGCACCGGAACAAGTTCACTACTTAACGTATGTGCAAATGCTCTTCTTATTATAGGAAATGCAATACTATCAAAAATATTAGGTTCATAACATTCCTTTTCTTTTAATAAAGGAAATTTAATTATTTGTTTTTTTATATCATATAAACCATCAAGCATTCCAATTGCTTTCCATTTTGCAATTGTTTTTTCTTTTAATGTTTGTTCTGTTGGCTCAATATGTAGTAAAGGAAATTTAATCATCTATTACTTCTTTATTTTTTAAAATATCATATTTTTTATTGTTTATCATATCATATATAATATAATTGTTCATAGACATACATTTAAAGTAGTAAGGTATATTATTATTTATAATTTTATCATTATATAACCAATCAAAACATAATATATCACAAAGTGATGTATAAACACCAATACGAGAATCAGTTATTTCAACTAAACAAGTAGTACTATTATGTTTCGGAAAATGACCAACTAATTTAACATTAGTAGTATAAATAAAATCAGGTTTTTTTGGGAGTAAAATAACATTATTCCAATCAATATAACATATTTTAATATTTTTTAATAATGGGAACTTTTTCATATTATACGTGGTTTACGTGTAATATTTGATCAGCATCATTTGAATTTAATATTTCATCTTCATTTGATACTGTTGAATTTGTTTTTGTTCTAAGAACTTCCCTATTAAATTCCACCCAATGTTGGTCAACTTTGGAAAGGCTATCTTCCACATACATAAAATAAGGATCAACACCCATTTTATCCCAAAAAACAACTTCACTATCAGCCAAGGTCATAACCTCATCAAATTTATCTTGTCCTGATTCTTTTAATGGAATACCATTAATTAATTCGCATTGGAATTTAGTAAAAAACCCTCTATCTTCCGGATTCTCAACTAAAATTTCATCCCTAATATCTGTTTTAAACACACATAATAATGGTTCTACTCTTTTATTAAAGTTAGCCAAATATCTTGGTACATTATAATCACCCAAAGTATCGGGTTCTTCATTAATTGTTCTTTCATCAATCATGTAACAGTTAACTTCTATAAAATTATTTGGAACCTCAATACCATGCTTTTCTAAAAATTCTTCTTTATATTTTTTAGATGGATTCGTAACTCTTTGCACATCCCCTGATAATTTTTTTGTTCCATTATTAACATAATATATTGTATCACCTAAACCAACAGGAACATCACTTCGTAAAATAAGTTCCATATGTGCTTGTCTTGACATTAATGAACCTGATTTGGTTGTTTTTGTTATATATTTTTTATAATCACTAACAGTTTGTTTAACCCTTGCTTTATTTGCGATTTTTGAAAGTGGTATTTTTTTATTATATATTAATTCAACATATTTATAATAAAGTTCAACAAAACCCAAACCATCACCATTTAATAACATATCTAAACCTTTATCTAAAAATTCAACAACATATGTTTGTAATTTTTTTGATTTAATTGTATTACCGGTTAATTTAATTTTTGTTTTACCTTTTTTTACCGTTTTAATTATGTAATTTTTTCTTGATACATTTATACATGCAGGTGCTACATAATCAATATCTAAACCCATTTCATTTCTCATGAATATATCGTTAAATTCTGCCGTATCTGCTTCAATACCTATATATTCTTTATCTTTGGTAACCAATTCATTGTTTCCCTTACCTATATATTTTCTATCATTAACATTTTCTGGTGCTTCGAAGTTGACTCCATCTGTGTCCATTACCAGAGGTGTATACCCTTTATTCATAAAATACATAATCATCATTCTTAATGATTGACGGCCAACACATGTAATCATTTCACCCGAATCCATCTCACCCCAAGGAAACACATGTGGTGCTGACAATGATCCAAAATAAGCGTTGATGAAAATTTTAATTGGTAATTGTTTTCTATCATACATTTCAGATGCAACCGGATCAGAATCTTTTAAACTACCGGCTAAATGTTTATATTTTATACGAATGTTTCTAAAATACTTTAACATGGATTTCTGTACACCCATAACATCACATTTTGGAAATATATCATAAACCAATTGTATTGATGGATATAAGGATGAATAGTCAAATTTAACGATGTTTTTAGCATAACCAACATTTAATAAACGAGATAATCCACCGGTAAACGGTCTTTTCTTATCTTTTTCAGGAATTGCTAAATTATTTTCATATGACCAAGCTAACATTATTAATTTCCATAGGGTTGCGGTACCCATTGTAGCTATTCTTTCATAAGTTGTTGGTACTAATTTGGATAATAAAAATGTAGATTGACTAAAACTATCATCAACAACCATCGTTTCATAAAGGTCATCATCTAAGTATTGTTCTACTATTTTTTGTCCTGACCAAATTTCAAATTTACCAGGATATTTTTGGAGTAAGTTCTCGGTTCCCGGACTACCAACTTTTTTATAATTACCTGTTTTTGGATTAACATAATAACTTTCACCATCCAAATATATATTTGATATTTTATTACCTTCAACATATACCCGATTAGGTTTATCTTTTTCAAGATAAGTAGTAATATATTTTAATCCCCATTTTTTTATTTCTGAATTAATTGCTTGTGCTCTACGAACCGAATGTGCTATATCAATAATATTAAATCCCCATATAACATGTTGAACATAATCTTCAACCTCATTGGCCAATTTTAATATACCTTTTTTTTCTTTAATTCCGGTTTTGGTATATACTGATGTGTGTTCAGCAATATCAACACCTAGTATTTTTGCTCTTTTTAATATAAAGGGAAAGTCAAATGCAGATGAGTTATATCCAGCAATAATAGTTGGTTTTAAATCTTTAATATATTTAAAAAATCTTTCAATACACTCTTTTTCACCATCTTCACCAAATGCAGGTATTGTTACTTGAAGACCTCTATTATCTTTCACCCCAATTAATATAATTTCACAAGTTTCGGGGTCTAAACCTGTGGTTTCAATATCGAATACAAATCTATGAACATCAGAATATTCTTCAATTCCTTTGAATAAACGTTTTTTCTTTTGTACTAAGTATTGTTCGACCGGTGATAATATTGTAAAATATTGTTTAGTATGTTCACCCCAAGGGTCTAAACCACCATATTTAAAGAAATTAATTAAATGTGTGTATGTTTTAATACATTTGACCATGTATTTCATACCATTTTCTAATCTTTCATTTCCTTGTGTTTCAAGTTTGGTAATTAATATACCATGTTGACTCATGGCTAATTTTTGTTTTGCCTTACTTCCCTCATAGAAATTAAGGTCAGTTAAATCACCTACCCATAAAAACGGAACAAAAGTGTCAGGTTTAATTACTTTACCCTCAATTGGGTCTTGAATTATTTTATGTATTAAGTTTGATGAATAATCGTATTCAACACCAACAATATACTGTTCAGGATCAGCACCATTTAAGAAATCTTCAATGACTTCTTGAGAAATTATTTTACTCATTTTATAATTAAATTAACGTATTAGCTTATGATTGGATCATCATAATTTGTTTTCTAAATGTAAAAATAACTAATTAATTTGAGAATATAAAATAATATTAATAAATAATTTTTCTTTTATAGGAACGATAAGAACATTACCATCTTCAAATGTAATATTTACTGTACCTTCGAAACGGCCTTTGGTTGATGTTTGTGTTGTTGTAAATCTATATATTATATATAATTCATCAGTTATTTGTCCGAATTTTTTAGTTCTATTAACTAATTGACACGAAGCACCTAATATTTGATATTCGTTAGTAATTATATCAAACATTTCAAACGTAATTGTTGCTGTCTCAAGAATATCATTAAATGATGATTTATCGTTTTTACCATCATCAATTAATCTTAATTTTAAAATTGGGTCAGTTGCGTTTTGTTTTATGTAAAATTCCATAATAATAAATAGTTATTAAGTAAAAATAACACTACAAACATGTACATGTGCTGAATATTCCGTATAATTGGTACCTGAACCGCCTAATTGTGTTGGGACAAGTGTTGTACCTCCTGTTGGCCAATTACCCAAATAAACTTTATTTAATGCTGTAACGTATGGTGAACCAGAAACAGTACCGGTTCTATTACCAGTTAAACTTCGTACTGTTCTATAAAACGGACCATCACTATTCATTAATAAAAAATATCTTCCGGCAGGTATCGTTGTACTCACGGTAATTGCTGATTGATTAAAACCACCGGCGGTATATGAAAATGAGTTTGCGTTAGTGATAGCTGAAACAGTACCGAAACTACCAATTGTATTATTAACGGTTGATACCGAAACATACCAAGTCCATGTATTATTACCACTCCAATGGGTATTTAATCCAATTCGATTTGCACCTGTTGAAATAGTAACCTCTTGATGGGCGTAAAATAATTGCCAACAACCATTATTAGTGTTAAAACCATTATTTGATGTTATACCATTTCTTGATGTGAACACATCAAAATAAGTGCCGGTTGTATACTCAAATGTGTTACCTGTTGGTCCTGCTGGTGGAATATATGTTACTGTTGGTGTCGGTGTTGGTGTTAATGTATTTGTTGGTGTTACAGTGTTTGTTGGTGTATTTGTTACACTAGGTGTTGGTGTTAATGTAGTTGATGGCGTTGGTGTTAATGTAGTTGATGGTGTTACTGTTGGTGTTGGAGTTATAGCCCAACTACCACCAAAAATATTATTACCACCTCTATGTGTTGATACTCTATTAACCATTAATTAAAAGTAGTTAATGAACCTAAAACGTTCCACACTGAATTATTACTAAATAAAGTTAAACCAATTACATCAGAACTATTTGGAGTACCGGATGGTGATAATCCATTTAACCATTTTATTGATACACTTGAACTATTAATTTGTAAAGTATTTAATATATATGGTGTTGTACCTTGATCAATTAAAAATGTTAATGTAATAGCATTGTTATTTGTTGTTGGTACATTAATTACATTATATACACTATTACCTGTTAATCCAGATAAATAAAATATTGAACAAGTATTATAATCAAAACTTATTGTTGATGTGCTACCACTAATAAATAAAGTTTTTTCATTTGTAGATGAAATATTTAATTTACCATCAATTTTTACATCATTGTTAAATTTAGCGTTACCCTCAAATTCAAATGTGTATCCACTTGTTACTGAATTAGTGTTAAATGAAATTAAATTCAAACCGGTTGTGTTATCAATTGTAATATTTGGGTTTTGCCAATCATTCATTGAAAATAGTTTCAATTTAGCTAAATAGTTAGGAACTGAACCAATAGTTCCAATATATAAATCTTTACCTGAATTAACAACATAAGCATCATTTGGTCCACCAACATATCCTAATGTATATGCTGATGAATTAATACCCATAGTGACGAAATTAACAACATCATCACCGTTATTTGCTTGTGCAACAAAATCAGTCGATGCAAAAGCATTTGAACTTGTGTTTTTAACTGTAATTCTACTACTACCATCTTTTGAACCAACAAAAGCAGCTATATTTTTACTATTAGTATTTGCAACTCTTAACGATTCTGAATTTGTTCCTGTAGTTAATGAACCAGAACCAACAACCATTTTACCAAAATTATTAGTAAAACCTGTTGAGTTTATTGTACCAATAAAATTATGTGTTGACCCAGTTGATGAACCAAATACACTATTATTACTGTTTAAATCATTTATATATGTGTATCCTGTAAAAGTATTACTTTCAGTAAATGTATGTGCTGTGTTATCAACGACTTTTAATTTTAAAGTATCTAACGTTGTTTTATATGTCTCATTATTATATACCACAACAGTTGACCCACTTAAAGGTGGTGTTGTAGATAAACTTAAATCCGATATTCTTTTAATTGCCATAATATA